TGGCCTGGAGTACGAGAACCTCGACGGCGCTCCCTACATCACCCCGCCGCCCAGGAAGCTGCGCTCTGACAGACCACGCATCGGCCTGCGTTGGCGGGGTAACTCGAAGATCGAGGCCGACGCCCAGCGCCTGTTCCCTACGCGTCTGATGTTCGACGCCGTCGAAAACATGGACGCCGACTTTGTCTGCCTCCAGCGCGACGATGGCATTGAGGACCGGCCTTCCTGGGTCGGGCTGACACCTCTCGATAACTGGGTGCAAACGGCGCAGGCCATCGCCGAGTGTGACCTTGTCATCTCATCTTGCACCTCGGTGGCTCACCTGTCTGCCGCCATGGGCATACCGACGTGGATCGTAACACCGATCCTTCCTTATTGGATGTGGGCGCTCAGCGGTACTACGTCGCCGTGGTATAACGCAGTCACCCTTTTCCGGCAGGAAGTCTACGGTGAGTGGGAAGCTCCCTTCATTGCCATCGGGGAGCGCCTAGAGGAGAACCGCCATGCAGCTTGATGTCGCTGCCCGCGTTACAATTCATCTCGGAGAGAGATTATGTCAGACCACATTTACGCGCTAGTTGATAACGCCACTGGCGATCTTGAAGTACGTCACCAGAAGCCGGAACGCCCGGTAGCGCCCGAGGGCAAGAGGTGGATTGACGACATTCTCCCGGCCTATGACCCCGCCACCCACAAGCTGGTGGCCGCCCTGCCTGTCCCTGATAATGCCACGGAGGTGCCCTACAATATTGTGGCGCGTGACCTTGCCGCCGAAGCGGCAGCGCACCAGCACGATCAAGACACCGAGTATGTGATGGTCACCGCCAAGGACAAGGCCATGTACGTCTTGGTCGAGCTTGTCAGTACGCTGGTGGTCAACGGCACCATAACTGACAATGACTTTTCGCCAGCGGTCAAGCAGGCTTATTTGGGCCTCAAAGAGCGTGTGGACAGGCTAACGGCTTAGAGAAAATGGAGATCGGCGTCCGGGAAGGATTTCAAGCAGCCACGATCCTGATCGCGCTGGCCGGTGGCTACTTCACGATGAAGGGACAACTCAACCGTGTTGTCGAGGACATCAAGAAGCTGGCCCGCCAAAATAGGGAAGTCGAAAAGCAGTTGGACGAACTTGAAGCCCTTATGGCCGTGGCGAGCCACCAGTTGACAACGATGGGCACGATCCTGTCCCCGGCGAACCAAGAGAGGGCGCATCGAGAGCTCGCGGCGATACACGGGAAAGTTGAGACACTTAGCGGAAGGGTAAGCGACCTCCTAATTAAGCACAACGGCAGGCACGGTTCTGTAGAAAAGAGTTAGGGCATGGCCACAAAATTAATCCTGTTCGCGTTCCTCGCCGTCTCTTTGCTGCTGACGGTTGGGTGCGTGGCCCCACAAGATACCGTCGCCGCACCCGTCGCGGAATCTGCCGAGCCACCCGTTGAACTGGCGCAGATTGGGCAGCGTTGCTTCCCCGCCGCCGCCCTTTTGCGGGGGCTTCTCCAGGATCACGGCGAGGCCATGCAGGGCGTGGGGCACGTCCCCGTCCCTGCGGGCAGTCCGCCGGTCGTCGTATCGCTACTCGTTTCGCCGAGTGGTTCATGGTCGATCGTCGCAAGTAGCTCGCGGGGCGTCGCCTGTTTGATCGTGTGGGGCGGTGAGTGGAGCCCGCCGCCGAAGGAAGGAAGGAACACCTAAAATGTTCACCGCTTTGTCGGCTCTCATCGGTTTCTTCGGATCGTGGATGCCAAGCTTGATTAATTATTTCCAAGACCGGCAGGACAAGAAGCACGAGTTGGCGATCCTCGAAGCCCAGATGAAGATGCAAGAGGCTGGTCACGTCCAGAAGCTCGAAGAGATAAACGTGACGGGCGACATCGAGGAGATGAAGAGCCTCCACCGGCACGATAAGATGACAGGCGTCGCGTTCATCGATGGGTTGCGCGGAAGCGTGAGGCCGGTAATAACGTATATTTTTTTCAGCCTTTTTGTTTTCGTAGAAGTGACGGCCTACATCGCGTTGACCGCCGCCGGCGTTGACAGCATCACCGCCCTCGGCACCGTCTGGTCAGACGACGTGATGGCATTGTTCGCCGCCGTGATGGCGTTTTGGTTCGGCAACCGCAGCCTCGAGAAGTACCGCGCCCGGTCGTAATGGCCGGCGTTATGGACATCATCTACGACGACAGGATCGAGGAACAAGCCCACATAAATGCAAGTGGGCTTGCAATCATCAAACGGTTTGAGGGGCTGCGCCTCGAACCGTATTTGTGTCCCGCCGGCATCCCGTCGATCGGTTACGGCGCCACGAGGATCGGCGACCGCAAGGTTACTCTCAAGACGAGGCCCATATCCGAGGCTCGCGCTAACCAGCTATTGGGTGAGCAGGTCAAGGCGTTCGAGCAAGCTGTGGATCGTCTCATTTTATCGTTGCTGACGTGGGATGAATTCTCAGCCCTGGTGTCCTTCGCCTATAACGTCGGCGCCGGCGCCCTCCAGCGATCTACGCTTCGCCAAAAGCTGAACCGTGGCGACTACCTGGGGGCCGCCAACGAACTCCCCAAGTGGCGGATGGGTGGGGGAAGGGTGCTCCCCGGCCTGGTTCGACGCCGGGCCGAGGAGCGGTCCCTCTTCCTGGCCTAGACGACGGTCAGCGATCGTTGCGTGAACGGCCGGTGACGCAGGTAGCCGCGAGCGATGAGACTGTGGACATGGCGGTATACGTTTGATCTTTGTGTGCCGTGACGGTCAGCCAACTCGTTGAGGGATGGGCTGTGGCCATGGTCGGAAATGAATGCCTTGATTATCTTTAGCACTTCCGCTTGGACCGGGCTCAAGCCAACCTTTTTCTTCACCGCTCCGCACGTCGGACATTTATCCATCGCCGTCACTCCTTCTTCGCCAAGGCGCCGAGCTTTCGGTTCAGCTTTTTTCGCCACTCGATCAATTTCTTTTTACCCTCGGCCGGGATCACATCGAGGCTGTCCATGTTGAACTGCTCGAATTCTCTCAACCGGGTCATGCGTTGCCGGCAGGGTATGTCGTCGGTCTCGGCTGCGAATTGAAGTTGATTCAGGTATTCCCTGAAGAATTCACCGGCATTGTCGAGGTGGTAGGTCTCACCGCCTACCTTCAAGGCGATACCCTCCACAGGAGCCTCAGATGCGCCTGTAGGGGCGGCTGGTTTTTCGGCACCTACGGGTATCTGGTCCCCCGTCACGTCGATCTGGGGCGATCCTCGGGCCTCGACCTTGGCCGGATCCTCATCCTCGCTGGGAAAAAGCTCGTCGAGGGTGTCGGTCGGGCTCTTCGCCCCCGCGATGTCGGCGACCTCGGTCTCGTCTAGCCAGCCGAGACCACAGATGGACAGGGTGACCCGTCTCTTGGCCTTGGTCATCGCCTTCGCCATCGCGTTGGCCTTGGCCTCGCCACGCAAGCCGGCAAGCATGACGGCGCCGATGTCCTCATCGGTTCTCCCGGTTTTATCGACGGCTGCGACGTGGACGGTATAAAGGCCGTCATCGAACTCCTTCGACAATACCTTGATGCTGACACCATGAAGGGCGCGGAGTTGGTCGGCAGCGTCGCGCCGCGCATAGAGGGTGAGCTTTCCGTTCAGCTTGATGTAGTCGAAGGGCTTTGAAAACGGGTTGAGCCCGACGCTTTCGCAGACCTTTCTATAATAGCTGACCCTATCCTCCGGCGAGAGCTTCGCCAGGTCGCCCTCGATGATCACCTGCTCGAGTATCTCGCCGGCGTCTTCGACCGTTGCCAGTGCTTTAGACATCGCTAACCTCCTTAGCCGAAAAACGTCGGCCGGTGTACGCCGGCTTGGCCGGCACGATCTTGGTCGTCTCTTCCTTGGCCTTGTGTTCTGTGGTCGTCCACTTGATCTTGACGCCCGGCAGATCAACCTTTTCGACGCCGTTCATTATCTGCTGAATCGCGAGTTGGCTTTCCTCCTTCAGGTTTTCGCCGGCCTTCTTGGTCTTGACGCCGGCCAGGTAACTCTCGGCCAGGTTCATCAACTCGTCGCGGCCGTTCTTGTCGATGGGGCTGTCGTCGGGGCACCCCTCGACGAGGTCGAGGGCCTCGGGCCGGCGGTTGCCGCCGATCAACCTGTTGGCCTCGGTGGTCGTCGCCGGTGGATAGTCGGTGTCGTTCTTCATATGCATCCAGAAGGTATTGACGGCCTCGTAGATGG